TTTTTTTTTTTTTGGTTTTGATTTTGATTTTGGTTTTGGTTTTGTTTTGAAAGTATATCATCGATATTATTAACATCTTTTAATTTTGTTCCTTCTGTAGTATTATTACTCATTATTATTGATTTTACGTAATTTTATATAAAAAAAATATAAAAAAAAAATATTAAATTATTTAATTATGTAAATTAAATACTTAATCCTTCAAGATCAAGATCTTCATTAATGATATTATTAGATTCATTAATTTTATTTTTAACATCCAATTCAACTTCTTTTGTTGTTTTTGTTGTTTTTCTTACCGTTGAAGCAGCAGAAGAAATATTGATTAAATGAGAAAGAATGTATAACACTTCAGCACTTTTTGGAAATTTACATGAAAACATTTCTTTTCTAAATATTCCAACAAATACATTATTATCAAATCCAGTTCTCTTTTTTGGATCAATATAATAAAATGATATAAGATGAGATAAAACTTTCAATACTTTTGAATAATCTTCAACAGTAAATTGAGATGAAATAACATCTTTACACTTTTCTCTTTCCAAGTTAAGAATATCATAACATGATTTTTGTTCATCTTCATGCAATGTATTTTTTTGATAATCAAGTTTAGTTTCAGTTTCTGGTTTGTAAAACATACCAAAACATCCTTCTCTTTCTGCATCCATGTAAAAATTATAGTAATGTTCAATAAATTCATATAAAACACCTTCTTTGTTTGCCATTTGGTTTGCAAAGTTAATGAATAATAAATGAATTGTTTTTGTTACTGCACCAGCTCTATATTTTAAATATGGTTCTGGAGTGTAAACACTTGTTAGTAAAAATCCAACATATGTAGAATAATCTTGTGTTGGATAAGTTTTAATATCCGAAAATGGTTTAACAAAATTGCAATTAATCAAACTTAAGTAGTAAATTGAATGAGATGAAAGTAAATTAACAATATTAGCATTCTTAGCATCTGTGTATAAATTTCTAATTAATTCTTGTTTCATATCTTGCGAGATTGTATTCATTCTTATTTTCTTCCTAATTTTAAACTTAATTAATAAAATCAATTTTTTTTTTCTTCCAACTTGTTCAAATTAAAAAACAAAAAAAATAATTTTTCGTTGTAAAAATAACCTAATCTTCGATAAGTTCCTTTAATAATTCCTTTCCTCCGGTTCGTTCCCAAACACTCAATTCAGATGGAGTAACTTCGGCCAATGTTTGAGGATTTGATTGGGTTTTTACTTGTTGATTTTGAGAATTTGCCCGATGTTGCAATTCTTGATATTTATCCATTTTTTTTAATTTATCTAATTTATCTGGTTGGTATGATTGGTATGGTTTGCTTGGTTGGTATGATTGGTATGGTTTGCTTGGTTGGTATGATTGGTATGGTTTGCTTGGTTGGTACGATGGATAGTTTCCCCCACTAAATTCATTCATACCATAAAACATACTACTTGGCGGTACCCCAATAGATATATTATTTGAACTGGTATTATTTTTTGAATTTTTTCCATTTTCATATAAAAACACCATTCCAATTATAAGGCCAACCCCGGCAATCCAAGGTATGACAAGATATATATATTTATCAAAATAAACTAAAATAGATGTTATCAAAATCAGAAGAAAAACTATAACAACAATAACTATAATCAATAAAATTCTACTTCCTCGATTATTTTTGAGTTTCTTTCCTGCATATGCAGCTCCTCCTAAAATTGCTAATGGCCCCATTTTTTGTTATTAAATATATTTTTTTTCTTAAACAAAACATATGACATTATTAATTTATAAACATATTCCAAATAAATCGGTATGCTATAAAATTGGATCTGACTGCATTGATAATATTATTCATATATTACCACTTTGCAAATACAAAATATTGGATATTGAGGAACAAAATAAAAAAACTATTTTAGAAATGGAAAAAAGTGGGGTTGATTATGATACACTTATAACTTGCAAACTTTCTTTTTATCTCAAATCCAAATTGAATTACCGATTTCATGTTGATATTCCAAAAATTATTTCTGCTTATAAAATGACATACTGCAAAACTCGGGATGATATAGAGCAACTTTTGATTGCCGACTTTAAGGAAATGGGAGTCAATATTAGTCAAAATATGGAATCTGGAACTCGCATATATAACAAATTAAATCAATTAATTGGAACTTTAAGTTATGATTTATTGGAAGGAGATTTATACTTGGATAAAAATAATGAAACTATCATAAAATACCACCAGAATTTAATATTTTTAACCGGAAATGGAGAAATTAGTGAAATTAGAAAAAAAATATCAGAATTAAATCAAATCCAATGTAATATTTTATAATTGAACAACTAATTGGTAACATCGGAAAATACCGATTCAATATCGGAATGAATATCTTCATTTTTACTTTTCTTACTTTGGCTACTTTGGCTGCTTAGTATAGATTCTGTATCCCAATTGACATCAATACTTTTTTTTAATTTCAGATATTTATTTCGATAAAAATCTGCTTCTGCCGACTTTTTTTCAATCTTTTTTTTATATTTTTTTTCCATCATTGAATACTTTGCACACAATTCCCGATATTGGTAAATACTTACATTTGCAGAATCCGGGTTTAATAATTTGTATGTTATTTGCACTGCATTACTGGATAATAATTTTTTTATTTCATTGATCAATGCTGCCCGGGTATCATTATCTATTTCAATTGAATAATACATATATTCATCTGTTTTATTTAAATACTCATGATATTGCATAATTGTATTGTAAAATATACTTCGAAAGCAATTCATTTTTTCAGTATTATCCATTTTATTGATTAATTTTGCATTGTTGTGTTTTAATAAAAAATATGATACAAACTGTTTTTTATTAATTACCGCAGTATAAGTATTTACATAATATTTGTAAAATGCATTAACTTGGTGAGAAAACATTTTTGGATCTTGGATATTTTCGGCATAATCAATTATATTATTTTGGAAAAGCAAATATCCAACTTCGGATAACCGGCCACCAGTTTCTTCTTTAATTGATTTACCCCGAATAACATGATGAACCTGGTAATATAAAGTAACACTAATTGAATTAATAATATTTGAAAAATTCTTTTCCATTGATTTTAATCTTATATAATTCTTTTTAAAAATAATATTAATATTTTTTTTTATTTTATACATTAAAATGTCCGGTTATAGAGCTCCCAAACAAAACTTCATTAGTGATCCTCATATCGACAATATGGGATTATTCAATAGACGCAGTTATAAAAATTATATGTTATATAAAAACTATTCACCAAGTAATGCCCCAATCGGAACTTGGATAGAAAGGCAACTTCAAGAAGATCATGCAAAAGGATATGGTCAGTCTACATATGTCCAAAATCCACACAGAAGTACCAGAATGTCTCCATTAGCAGTATTTTATTATGGAGAAGAAACTCCACTTTATTTTGGAACTGCAACTCCGGCCGGTTTTATCAAGAGAAAAGGCAGTGATAAAGTAATTATTACATAAAATTCTTCCAACTTTGGCAACTTTGGCAACTTTAAAAATATTATTATTTTTTTTTTTATTGTTATTTTTTTTATTGTGATTTATTTCAGTTTCGATTTCGGTTTCGGTTTCGGTTTATTTTGTTTTATATTTTTTATCATATTATGCAATTTATTTAATGTTAAATACTCCCCGGCAGGTTTCTTATTGTATAATAACATGTAGTCCCGGGTGTAAATATAAATAAATTTAATATTTTTAAAATTTACTTTGTATATTTTACTACCAGATTTTACTACCAATTTATCTCCATATTTGCTTTTTTCAAATCCTTTTATGAATGCACTTTTGATATCGTAATCAGTTTTATTCTTCCAACTTTGAAATTTATAACGAATATGGGTATTCCTGGGAAGTTTTTTCCATTTGTCTCTTTTTATTTTTGTCAATTTTGGAATTTCTATATTTTTATTTGGCCGGTGAGTATCGGATAGATTTTTCTTTTTATCTTTGGTTGCCCGATTCGGCCTATGAGTAATACTTTGGGAACCTCTTGCCAATTTAGATGAATTTATTGTGGTATTTGACTCCCCAGATAAAACAGATGAAATATCAAAATCAAGTTCCGACATTGAGATTTTTTTATTAATGTAAATATAATTGATTAATAAATATAATAATAAATCCAAATATGAATTCCATTATTGAAAAATACCTACCTGGCAAAAATATTGAAGTTGAATATCGCATCAAAATTTCTACTAAAGATATTGTAGAAATTCTCAAAGAAATGCGCGATCAATGGTCGGAATTAACCGAATTAGAGCAAAGTGTCAATATAATTTACAAAGCTGGGAAGGATGAATCCGATGTTAAAAAAATGGTTTTTAATCAAAACTCGGAAAGTAAAGAGGTGTATCGAAAAAAAAGATTATATTCAAATAATTATGAAAATTTCAAATTGGTAAAACTTACTATTAGTTCGGAAACCCCAATTACATCTCCTGCAAGTAATACAATTAACATGTTCCGAATTAAAAACCGAATCAGCATCAACTTGGGCAATTATAGAATTGATATTACCCAAGTAAAAGAAATTCCATATGCATTATTTTCTCAAAATAAACAATTGGTAAAAATTGAAAGAACCAATTTGTTTCGAAACATTGCCAGTTTTACTGAACCAAAGCAAATTTATGAAAACTTTATTTCGAATCCAAGCAATACCGAAATGGAAATGGAAATAGAATTTAACGATCCTGGCAAATTAAACACTTCCGATTTTGATTTTTACCAAATATTGGAAAGTATTCAACCATTGGATGAAATCATTTCTCATAGTGAAAAATTAGATCATATTTACAATTTGCTTGGAAACAAATCTAAATTAAAATCTGTTAAAAATTTACTATCAAAACCCAATACATTGGATATGAAAACATATAATGAAATATATCCGCCAACTGATTATTATATTACAAAAAAGGCCGATGGTTACAGATGTTGTCTTTATATTTATGATAAAGGTTATGCACTGGTGTCCAACCGAGTTTACATATTAAACGGATTATCATCTCAAAATGAATTTATTATTGATTGCGAATTAATGATTCCGGCAAATGTAAATGATAAAGAATTGATCATAGTTGGATTTGATATATTAATGTTTGGTGGTGAAAATTGCACCGATAAAGATTTTTCTCATAGGTTGGAATTATTAAATAAGTTTTATAATAATCCGCCAATTGTTGATGTTAAAAGTCGGCCATTCAAATTGGAAATCAAAAATTATCATTATATTACTAGCAATTTAAGAAAAAGTTTCAAATCGGTAATAGAAGATGATTTTAAATATCCAATAGATGGATATATTATGACATCATCTGGTGAAAATTATGATAATACACATCATTATAAAATTAAAAAAAAAAATACTATTGATTTTTTATCTGTGCAATTGCCAAAGTTTCTCCGGAAAGATTCCAAATTTCAATATAGAGCCGGGTATTCAATATGGTTGTTGTTTTGCGGAATTAGTCAAAATACTTTAAACGCATTAGGATTAAAACCGCTATCTGGATATAATAAAATATTTCCAAAGGATCAATATAAAAATTATATTCCTATACAATTTTCACCGGCCGACTATCCAAATGCCTTTATTTGGTACGTTCCTGAAGAATTGGAAAAAAGCATTTTAAAAACTCCAACTATTGATTCCAATATATCACACCACTTTTGGAGATTCATAGAATTAGAGCCAATATTTGAAAAGTCGGCAAATGAACAAAAGAATCTTGGTAAATCCGGATTTAGAGAATGGAAATTTCATGGAGTCCGGGTAGATAGAATTAATGAATCAAACTATTTTGGAAATGATTTTGTAAAGTCGGCAGAACCAAATTGGTTTATTTCGCAAAATCCGGTAATCATTGAGAAAATGTGGGAACCTCCAACTGATGTTTATTTTTCACAAGATAAAAACCAAATCTATTGGGCTCAAACTGCTGCAATATCATTTATGAAATCCAAACTTATCCAAGTTGCATCAGAAGAAGTTCCAAATTTGACAGTATTGGATTTGGCATCTGGTAAAGGCCAAGATTTGCAAAGATTTATGAACTCCGGATTTAAAACTGGATTGTTTTTAGATTCCGATTCTGTTGCAATTAGCCGATTATTGTTAAAACGATATGAATTAATGAAAAGTATGTATAACCGATCTCTTAAAATGAAAACATATGTTGGAGTCCGGGATTTGACTAAACCATCCGATCCAACAATTAAATCAATATTGGAAATTTTACCAGAAAATCCAGGATTAGTAATTTGCAATCTTGCAATACATTATTTGGTATCAAATCCAGATAATTTGGCCAACTTTTCCAAATTAGTTTCCAAAACAATTCATAAAGAAGGATATTTTATTTATACAACTTTGGATGGCGCCAAAATAGTAGAATTGTTAAAAGGAAAAAAAGAATGGTCGGTTCACCAAGATGAAGTTTTAAAATACAAAATTGAAAAGCATTATGATGCCGACCAACTTAACTTATTTGATCAAAAAATTAAAATAAAACTTCCATTTTCATCCGAATTATATGAAGAAAATTTGGTCAATATTGGAATGGTAAATACTTATTTTGAAAAGTTGGGATTTAAAATAGTAGAAACCGGTCATGTCACAGATTTTCTTCCAGATATGAAATCTGATGCATCTCGGATTTATAACCAACTTACTGATGACGATATGACATACATTGGGTTATATTCATATTCTAAATTGCAATTTCAATAAATTTTAATATTTTTTTTATTGCAAAATTGAAAATAAAAAAAAAATGATTATTAAAGATTAAATAAACAAAATGCTTAAACAACTTATTTCCAACTCTTACATTATTGAATTAAGTAATGTGACAGAAAGTTTTGACAATTATTCATTGTATATTAGACAT